GCCTGTCAAACCCTGCGCACCTGTCGGCCCCTGCGGGCCGGTAGGCCCAGGCACCGTTGATGCAGCACCAGTAGCACCCTGCGGCCCAATCGGACCAACAGCATCAGAGCCGACGACCAGCACCGAAGCCTGCTCGACGACCGTCAGCTTGTTGTCGGTCACGACAACCGTGACCGATTCCGGCTGTCGCACGACGACCGTTTCGACAGTCACCGTCAGACCTCGCTCGAGATAGCGAACGTCCCGACAAGCAACGTCGTGATCACCGAGCTGGCGTTCTCGACTAGCGACCAACGCCACGCACCAGCGCCAAGCGTTGTTGTCGTCGCGTTAGGCAGTGAGATCGTTACCGTGCCGGCAGCGCCACTAACTGACGTGCTGAACGTCGCAGCGGTCGTGCCGTCGGTGTTGAAGGCAAGCGCTGTGTACGTACGACCAGTAATGTTGATCGGCGTCACCCGATCCGAGGAGACAAACGAGATCACTCGGCTCACGTTGTCACCGACATACGTTTCGATGTTCACCGTTGCTGTGCTCATCAGATCCCCACTCGATAGACATCGGCGCGTGCATACGCCTGCGTGTATGTGCTGACGCCGCTCACCTGAATGGTCGAGAACGTCAGCGTGTCGCCGGCAGACATCGGGATAGTGACCGTCATGCCCGAGACGTAAATCGTGCCGCTGTAGTTGACGGAGTTGTTGCCACCGGCCGACGAGCCGCTGTAGCCCCAATTGGTGCCCGACAGGTTTGCCTTGATCGAGCAACCAAGGGTCGGCGTTGCATTGCCGCTTGCGAGCTTGTCGACGGCTGCGGAGTAGGACACCATGTACAGGCCGCCGAGGCCGGTCGGAATCGTGATCGTCCCCGACGAGACGGTGATGAAGCCGTCCGAGTCGTAGTCCTCGGTGTCGAACGAGGTCGAATAGCTTGAGCCGCTCGTCATAGCGCCCGAGTTCGTCGTCTTGCGGACGCTGCACCCAGTACGGGACGAAGTCTTGCTCCAGCTGAAGCGCACCCACGCCGTTCCGTCCCACACCATGAAACGGTTCGTGTCGGTCTCGTAGATCACCATTCCTTCGGCTGGCGACGACGGGCGGGCCGACGAGGTGGTGACCTGCACGGTGGCGTCGCGCACTGCGTTGCCCCAGCTGGCGGCGATCGTGCCGCCGGTGACGACGTTGGAAATAAGCGCCATCTATCCCCCTACAGGTAAGGCGTCGCGCTGCTGTAGGTGAACGTCACCGTCCAACCGGTCGCCGGTTGGATCGAGTGCGAAATACCTGCAACGTGAACATATTTGATGAAACTTGAGACATAAGTCGTGGTCGGGAGCGGAACCGTTACCGAATGCTGATCGTCGATCTCGGCGTCAAGGACGAGCGGCCACATGCTTGCTGCAGACACGGCTGGCGTGACCCGAATCGAATCAACGCGGTATTCGGGGTCTTTGTAGATACGGCGCAGGAACAAGGCAAGAGAAGCGGCTTGCGTGTTCACAGCCCAAGAGTCAACCGACAGGGCCCGTGTGGAGTAGAGCGAGACACTGTCAGCATCACTTTTGGTCTGCGTCACCGAGCCAACCAAGGTGATATTCCACGCTGCGACAGTGCCCGAGCCACCCGTTGTCGTGACGTTGACCGTCATCGACGTGCCGCTGTAAGCGGTGATATCGCCCTGCATGTAGTTCGCACTGTTGGCCGTCGAGGCGATCAGCACTGTGTTGCCGACAGCCAGTCCGAGACCAGCCTGAATGTCAAACGTTTTGCTTCCCGTGCCAACAGTGAGCGACGTGGCCGAGGTGCCCGACTGGATACCCTGCGGCACCACAGTCACCTGGTTGTAGAAGTAGGTTTCGTCGTTGCTGAGCTGCGGCTCGTCGTACGCCTTGTCGCTCGGGCCGAAAGCGATCTGCACCGTGTTTGATCTTGTCACGAGCGAACGATGATCGCGATAGTGGAACGTGAAAGTGCCGTCAACATCGGCGTAGACGAGCCCGCCGTCGGACTGAGCGATGTTCTGCAACAGGCTCAACGCCGAATCGTTCGTCGAGTCAATCGTCAACGTCGTCACGCCAGCCGTGTCCAGACTGGACCCGAGCGGCCATGCTGCAGCCGACAGAATCGCTGCAATACGGGTCGCACACGAATCGCCGTTGCTGCCGATCACCGACCCGTCGACAGCGTTCAGGGTGAGCAGACTGAGGGCATCGGTGGCCTGAACGGTGGCGATCATGTCCTTGCCGACGAACGGCAGGTTGTCCTGCCAGTTCGTGACGAACCCGTAGTAGATCGGGTACGTCGTCCCCGACCAGGTGGCTCGGACCCGGACTGCGATACGGGGCCGAATCTTGCTCACACCAGCCACCGCGAACGGCCCTGCCGTGTTACCGGGACTGAACCTGCCGTCACGGTTGTTCAGTGTCAGGTTCAGCACGTTTGCCGGCTGACGGTTCAGTTCGCGGCTACGCGCCCAGTCGGTCGACAGGGCCCGGACATAGTCGCTGACGTCGGTCCACGCGATCGTGTCTGTCCAGGTGCCAGTGCCCCACACCGACTGGCCCCACGTGCCGCCTGCGCTCGAGGTGTCAGACACGCCGATCTCGACCGTGATCGTCGGATAGGACGCTGCGTTCAGGAACTGGACGGTCACCTAGGCCGCCTTGAACACTTTGCCGTTGGTGCGCTCGTAAGCCTTGATGGCTTTTACGATCGCCTGCCCCCACGTATAGGGGTCTTGACCCTGTGGTGCGGTCACGTTGATCGTCAGGTTCCCGCCACCGCCACGGCGCATGGCGCTGTTAGCGGTCACGAATCCGGATTTGCGTCCCATCGTCAGATACTCGGGGCCTTCTTCGCCGACAAGGATCGTCTGACCGGCATCAACAGGGCCACCGGTCGCATGAGAAACAACCTTCGGCATGTTCCTCTTGCGGTGGTCGTTGCGATGCAGGGCCGCATTGGAAATCTGTTTTGCCGTCAACCCTGTCACGCCCGAGACGCTCAGCGAAAGGTCGGTCAGGATCGTGTCAGGGATCAGACCGAGCTGCGCGATGTACGCCTCGAGCATCTTGCGCAGCTCGCTACCTGGGGCCAGCGTTGATGCCATGTCCATAAGGGACGTGATCATCGTCTGGTTCTTGAGCTTGGCGATCTCGTTCTCGTCGGTCAACCCTGAGACCGCCACAGCCTGCTTGGCGAGCGCATCGGCAGCATCGAACGCCTTGGTCGCCTGATCCTCGATGGCGACGTTGTACTCGTCGGTACCGGCCTTCAAACCTTTCAGGCTGCCATCAAGCCCTTTCAATCCAGCCCGATAATCGGTGACCGCTTTGTCGGCAGCAAACTTCGTGTCGAACTTCGCCCGGACAGCGTCGGCACCGTGGAGGATTGCCTCGGTCGTCGCCTTGATCTTCTCCTCGGCGATCTTCTGATAGCGAATCTGTTCCTGCAGACCGGCGTTGTACTGCTCGGTCGCCTTCGTCGCCTTGTCGGTCGCTGTAGCGCCGTCGAGCAGGGCCTTGTTCGTGTTGACGACAGCCGGCTGCACGTCATAGGCGGCGTCGATCAACACCTGCAGCTGCGTCGCAGCGTTCACGGCGCCGTCACCGAACTGATCCATGCCGTCCTGGGCGAGCTTGCCACCCATCAGGTTTGACATGATCTTTGCTGTCGCCTCGGCAGACAGGCCGAGATGGTTCACGACCGCCGTGATCGTCTTGTACTGGTCGCCGGTCATGGCTGCGTTGAGCGCGACCTGATGGAAGGCTTCCATAACGCGAGTTGTGTCAGCTGTCGCCAGACCTAGATCGGATATTGCTCGGGCGACCTCGTCTGTCGAAACCTTGACCCTGTCTTCGTGGCCCCAAAGCATTTTGGCAACCTCGACGATTCCGAGGATCGTGCCAGCGATCAGGGTCAATTCGGGCAGCGACATTGACACCGACTCGCCAAGCCCGATGACAGCGAGACGCATCGCCTGGAACGCTTTTACGGCGGTGATGCCGATCGTGCCGAACACGACGATATTGGCGATCAGGTGCTGTGTCCCGGCCCCGAGATGGTTGAACCAGCCGAACAGGGCGTTGGCGATGTCGGCGAGCTGCATCAACACCGGCAGTAGAGCGGTACCGACCGACTCTTTCAGATTCTGGTACTGGATGCCGAGCGCTTTCAGGCGGCCTGTCTGACTGTCTGCAGCTGCAGCAGCCTGCCCGGAAAACATCTGGATCAGCTGCTGCTGTACGTCAGCGAACGACGCCGTGTCACCCGTTGCCGTCTTGACGTTGATGCCGAGGTCTTTCAGACCCCGCATCTGGCCGCCCATCGCCTTCACCAGCGCAACGGTGACTTCTTGCAGCCCCCTGCCGGAACCGGCCGAGACATCGAGGGCCAGCTGCATCAAGGACTGGGCTTTGCCGACGTCCTTGGTGGCACGGACAAGGGTCTCGAACGCCGGCCGCAGCTCGTCATCGGCGACAGCAAACTGCTTCTCCATTGTCGCAATCGACTTCTCGACAGCGTTGACCTGCTCCCGGTTTGCGTGGACGACGTTCTGCAACGTCTTTGCAAGACGTTCCTGGGCCCGCTGATCCTCGAGAGCGGCCTTGATCGAGTCCTTGGCGAACTTGAGAACCATGCCGCCAGCGAACGCACCGGCAAGCGCTCGCTGCACGCCGCCCAGCTTCTTCTCAAAACCGGCAAGACCTGTCTCGGCCTGCTTGACAGCGCCGTTCATCCCCTTGGCGTCGCCAATGATCCTGACGAGGATGTCTCGGTTCACGGTTCCGGCCATCAACGCCCCCTCAGTGGTCTTGTGTGGCGCACCAGTGCTCAATCGTGAGCACCTCGCCAAGAGTCATGTTTGCGACATCCCACGGCCGCAAACCGAAAGTTCCCCAAAGCACCGGCCAGAACTTGACCAGCCGATGCCTCACGCTTCCGGGTCGAAGCCCTCGGGGGTTTCCAGCGGCTGGTTGATGACGTCAGAGATTGACGTGCCCAACAGGTCACCGAAGGTGATGCCGTTGAACCAGTCGTCGAGCTTGCATTCGGGATGGTCCCGTTTCCAGACCACCCAGGCGTTCACGGCGACGATCTCGATCAGGTCGGGATCGGTCAGCTGTGCGAGCGCTTTTTTGGCAACGTTGCGTTCGGCGAGCGTGAACCCGAGAAGGTTCAGCTCGATCTCGGTCGGTTCGGTTTCACCCGGTGGGGTGATCGTTATTGACGTTGATCCTGCAGTGGCTGTGTTGCTCATGCCGCTTTCCCCCTGGCGATGCGTTCTATTTCGTTTACGTACTGCTGGACGATCTTGCCGCGAGTCGCACGGATCGCCGGGAACAGGAAGTAGCCGGCGTTCTGTTTGTTGCCCCGCCACGGCTTGAAGTAGTTCCAGCCGAGCCTGCTGATGTGGGTTACCTTCACGGCGACCGACGACCAGTTGCTCATCTTCCGAGTCCGTTTTGACACGGTGTCGTTGCCGGACCGTGTCTGATCCTCGACCCGTCGGATCACCTTGTTGATGTCCTCGCCCTGACGCACGATCGTGCGCCGGCCGCCCGTGTTCTTCGTCAGGTGGCGGCGATTGTGGTGGGCACCGAACTCAGCACCGAGACCGATCGGGCGTTTGCCCTGTTTCGGGGTGTCCACCATCGCCGACAGGCGAACCTGTACGGCGCTGGTGGACGACGACCCTTTGAGCCTTGCGGCCGTGTCACGTTCCTGACGTGACCGGGCCAGACCGGTAGCGGTATGGATGACCTGTTCGCCGAGCTGCTTGTTGTGCTTCCCGAGCTGACCGAGCAGCTGTCGGTCGCCGAGCTCTTTGAGCATCGCCCGTATCTCGCGCGATCCCTCGACCGAGACCTGCAGCCCTTTGTTGACGGGCATCAGTAGGTGCCGACGGTCACCGCACCCGTGACCTGCAGCGACACGCTGAAAGTAAGGACGTTCGCGACCTGTGCGTTGATCTCGTAGGACTCGACAAAGGCGCTGCCGGAGAACTTGACGTTGCCGGTGGTGGTGCCGGCCGGGCCGTACACCCAGGCCGACGACGATGCCGAGCCGAGGAGGGCTGAGACGACGGTGTGGAGCGACGAGTCGTACTTGCCGCTGATCGTGATCTTCGACCCGTTGCGGAGACCGCCGATGTAGGTCTTGCTGGACGCGCCGAACGTCGTCGTCTCGAGCATGTCGGTGGCGTTGTCGACGCCTCCGACCGTGTCGACGTAGGCGCTGATGTCGGTTCCGGCGAGCGTGAACTGCGCCGACTTGGCTGACACAAAAGCCATGTGGGTATCTCCTTGGTGATGTGCCAGTGGTCTGGCGGTTGGGGATCGCAGGGGCGGCGCACACAGCGCCGCAGACGCCCGTCAGGCGGGCGTGAACTGGATGGGGCCGGTCAGTAGGTGCCGGCAGATGCCTGCACGGTGAACGACGGCGTGGTGCCGCTGACCGTCCACTGAATGCGCAGGTAGCGGGCAGCCGAACCGGTGCCGGTGATGACTTGCGAACCGATCGCTGTTGCAGCCGTGAAACTGCCGAGCGTCGTCCAGGTCGAGTTGTTCGTCGATTGCTGTACGACAGCGGTCAGGCTCGGTGTGGTGCCCGAAACGGCAGTGATGTGCAGGTGTGCAACCCAGCCGGTCGTGGTTGCAGCGCCCGTGTCAACACTGGTGCCGTTAGCGGTTGCGCTGACAGCAGCCAGATCGGCGAGGCTGTAACCGAGATCGGGGGCCGACGCTGCGCCGAGAGCGAGCGAATACTCGACAGCGTTCTCCACCTGGGCCTTCACCTCGTAGGTGATTTCCTTTGCGGGGATGAGCCACACCGGGTTGCCAACCGTGAAACCGGCGACAGCCACCGATGCGGGCACTGTGGTGGTTGCCGACAGCGGGCTCGTCATCTGGTCGAGCACCGAACCGGTGCCGGTCGTGTTGTCGAACACGCCGTCGATGCTCAGCGTCCACTCGTTGATGCCGGGCACGAACGCCTTGCTGGTGTCGGCGAGCGTCGTGACGTCGATCATGTTGGCGTTGAACGTCGGGGATGCCGACTTGATCGTCGATGCGATTGCGTTAGCGCCGTACAGGACGCGCGTCGACTGGGAGTTGACGAAAGCCACGGGGGCTCCTTAGGCGTAGAGGGTGATCGTGAACTCGGTGCCGAGGAACGACGTGCCGTCGGGCCGGTCGAGTGCTTGCAGGCCGGTTGCTTCGGTCACACGGCAGGCACCGCAAATACCGCCGAGCGTCGGGTCGGTCTCGATAGCGGTCTTCACCGAACCGGTGCCGTGACCGGCGATCCATGCCTCAATGCGGGCCTGAGCAGTGCGGTCGTCGGAACGGCCGGAGATGAACACGGCCGAGAAGCGGTACTCGTCGCTGCCACGGGCAAACGTCGAGTCGTAGTTGACCGACTGCAGCTCGATGATGACCGCAGGCGGGATCGGGGCGTCCGGCAGGTTCTCGTAGACACGCACACCGAGCAGGGATGACATGGCGTCAGCAAGGCCGGTACGCAGCTCGGCGATCGTGGCAGGCATCAGGCGACCGCCACCAGGGCGAACGGCTGGATGAGCTGCTGGATGTCGGGGTCGAGCGAACGGACCATGACCGCACCGAGATCACCGAAACCGGCGATACCGAGCGGGCTGTCGAAACGCCGGAACATTCGGATCACCATCAGCCGTGTCGCTTCGCTGATCTCGGGCGGCACCGACGGCCAGCCCCAGGTGCCGGTGATCTTGATCGTCGCCTTGCCCGACGTCGAGATGTTGAACCGGTTCGCGCCGACAGCCCGCAACAGGCGGACCGGTTTGCCCTGCACCGTGTTGTTCAACGGCTCGAACTGGTACGAGCTCGACGACCACAGGGTGGCGTAACCGTTCGACTCGTCGTCGTCGGTGCGCACAGCAACCGTCAGGCCGGCGCACAGGTCGTCGATCGGGACCGTGTAGTTGTTGTGCGCGACGTAATAGCGGTCGCCTGCCGACTGGGCGAACACCCGGTTGCAGGCGTTGTCGATACGCGACGACGCAGCGCCGATCACCGACTGGATCAGGTCGTCGTCAACGCTGTCGGCGATACGGACCGCCGACTTGACGAGCGACAGCGTCGTGTAAGCCGACGTCACTTGGCAGCCTTGCCTTTCGGCACCGATGCTGTCTCGGCTTGCGGTGTGGCGTCAGCGGTCTCGACAGCAGGCTGACCGCCTGCGCGCTTGATCTCGGCCTTGATATCTGCGGCACGGGCAGCGTCCTTCAAGGACTCTGCGTGTACCAACTCGGCCTTGAGTGCGTCGAGATAAGTCATTGCGGGTTTCCTTCCGTTGGGCAGGGCGGGCCGAAGCCCGCCCTGCTGTCACGTTGCGTCAGGCTCAGTAGCCGGACTGGACGACGAGGCCCGTTCCCGTGATCGCCGAGATGGCGGTCGGGAAACGGTGGGCGATCGCCGCGTAGCCGTGAACGCGGAAGCGCACGGTCAGGTTCGCCGACAGGACGTCGGGGAAGACAGACGTCTTCACGCCGGACTCGAACAGGTAGCTGTCCGAGAACTTGGCGCAGAGAATCGCTGCCTGATTGGTGCCCGCACCAAGGGTCGTCGGCACCGTCGCATCGACGTACACCGGCACGCCAAGGATCGTTCCGGCGAGACCGGCGGGGGCGGCCGGGCTCGAGGTGACGCCCTGGGCGTTGAACGGGCCCGCACCGGTCGGCACGACGAGCGGACGGTTCGAGCCGTCCACAGCGGCCTGCAGCCAGTACCAGGTCGACGGGTGGACCACGAACGCCTCGGGGGCGCGGTAGCGGTTCTTCACGACCTGGCTGATCGCCTGAGCGAACGACGGCATGATGCCGACGCCCGTCGGGGACGCCGACGTGTAGGTGACCGAGTTGATGCTCGAGACGTTGAGCAAGCCGAGCATCGTGCCCGAGCTGCCTGCGCCGTTCACGACGTCGGTGTTGATCTGCAGGGCGTAGTCAGCCATGAGGTCACCGAGCACCATGCGGTCAAGGCCACCGGCGAGCGGGGACTGCTCGACGAGCTGCACGGACACGTTCTCGTAGCCGGCGTAGGTCTTGACCGCTGCGGTGACCGTCGAGGTCGTCATGTCACGGCTGGTCGCTGCGCTGTTCTGCGAGGACTGCGCACCGGTCTGCGTGCCAAGACTGATCTTCGGGATGTTGATCGAATCAGTGCCGGCAGGCAGTGCCTGAGTGGTGAGCAGGTCAGCGGTGACGCGGGCCGCACGGGCGTACTCGGCGTACTCGTTCGTCAGCCAGATCGGCGGAACGAACTCTCCACCGTTGCCATCCGTGGTGCTGGGGGTGGTGCGAGTCTCGACTGCGACTTCGCCCATGTGGCGGTGCAGGCGACCCCACGACGTCTGATCGTTGCGCAGGGTGGCGTTGATCATGTCGCGCACGAAGCTGTTGCCGCTGCGCTCGTCGTAGGTCAGCGTCTCGCGCTTGACGGTTGCGCCGCCGAACGCCTTGGCCGGTGCTGCTGCGCGCGCCTCGGCGATCTCGGCCGAACGGGCCTCAACTGCCTCAACCTTGGAGATGCGGGCATCGAGGTCGGCGAGCTCGGTGGTGATGGTCTCGACACGGTCGAGGTCGGACGCTAGGGCGTCGGTGTTGTTCAGGATGCCATCGGCCTCGGCTGCAAGTGCTGCGCGAGCCTCGATGAGCTTCTCATGTTGAATGCTCAAGGTTCACTCCCTTTCGGAGTTAGGTGTGGTGTGACGCGCAGACACAGCGGTCTGCGCGGTTGCTCACCGCCGGGGCTCGCAGCGCCGGGGGTAGTGGGGCTCGGGCCGTCTAGACGGCGCGAGCGAACTTGAGGGCGAGACGCCGCCGGCGCAGGGCCAGTTCGTCATCGCCCGACTCGGCGCGCATCGCGACAGTCGTGTCGCCATATGCGGGCCAGGTCACGACCGACACTTCGTGCAGGTCGAGATCGGTGAGGGTGCGCAGGCCGTCAGCCTTGCGCTGCCCGTTCGGGGCCACGGTGAACGCGAACGACATCTTGTCGACGTCGCCACGCTTCAGGGCCGACAGCAGTGATGCTGCGTCCGGGTTCATCGGGTCAAGATCGGCTTCCATCCACAGGCCGATGGCGTCCTCGGTGACGGCAAGCGTCCCTGCCGAACGGCGGCCGAGGGGCACCATTGAGGTGTCGTGGTTGATCAGCAGGAACACGTCCTGCCCGGACTGGAGCGAACGTGCAAACGCACCGGGTGCGATCATTTCCCGGAACGGGAGACCGGTCGCTTCGGTGTTGAACTTGGCGGCATACCCGCCAATGCGAGTGCCTTCGCCGGTCAGGCGCAGCTCGGTGATGATGGTGCGCTTCTCGGCAGCGTCGATCACTGCCGAACGTGCCGGCATCATGTCGTACGCCTCGGCCATGTCGGCTGCATCACCCGTAGCGGGTTCGCCCTCGTTCATCTCATCATCGGGATCGGTGAGACCGAACGCTTCCATCACGTCGTCAAGCGCCGAGTCGGCGGCGACAAGCAGCCAGTACGCCTGCTGGATCGTCGGGTTCGAGTCCTCCAGCGCTTCGAGCAGTGTCTGTGCTGCGTCGATCGCCGCGTCAACAGCGCCGATCTTGTCGGCAAGCACGTCGGCGTCAAGACCGTAGATCGCAGGTGCGACCTCGGTCGGCTCGGTGGTGGGGTCAGCCATGTCGGTCACCTCGGGGGCGATGAGCGCCGCACGGGCGGCGATAAGAGCGTGGATGCGTTGCTGCCAGTCAGCGGTAGCAGGCCCGTATGCGTTCAGCGCCAGAACCTCGGCAGCGCTGATTCCCCCGTCGCTGATTGTCTGTCCCGCAGTGCGGGCTTCGGCCTGCACCGCCTTGGGTGCGCGGAAGGTCTCGGTCATCAGTCCTGCACACCTGCGATCGGCATGTCGGGCTCAGGGTTCTCGCCAAGCACCGGGGTCATGCCGCCAGCCATCGGGGCACCAGGCAAGGCAAGAACGAACGAATCGCCGCCGTCATACGGGTTGAGGCCTTCTTCAAGCCGCACCTCGTTCGGCGATTTGATGCCCGAACCGATCGCGAGCTGGTGGATGCGATACCGCTGCATCGCATCAACCCGGAGCAGCACCGACGTATCGAAGTTCACGTTGACGTCGGCAGGAGCGACACGGGACAGAGCGACCTCGATACGCCGGGCGAGCGGCGACAGGGTGTGAACCCAGAAGTTGAGACTGGCCTGCTCCACGTTGGCGTAGGTCTGGCCGTCACCCTTGACGCCGAGAAGGTGCGGTGGGATACGGAAGATGCGGGCGACGTCACCGATAACAGCAAGCCGGGTGGCGTTCATCTCCATGTCGGCTGCCGACGCCGAGATCGGACGCCACTTCAAGCCGTCGGTAAGCACCGCAGGGCGACGGCGGCGACGATGCGTGTCCTCCCAAGTGTTACGGAGAATTTCGGCAGCGTCCGGTGACAGTTTGCTTTCCGTCTCCAGCACCGAAGAAGGCGTACCGCCATCTCCGTACCATTGGGCAAGATGACGGTCCATCGCGATCGACAGGCCGATGATCGTGCGCTGCTGAAGGATCGGTGACACGCCGACCAGCGACTGCGGTGGCGTGAACCAGCGCAGATGGATCATGTCCTCGTTCGGTATCTCGTTACCGAGATGCAGATACCGGCGGGCTGTCATGTCCTTGTTCGGCAACACCTGCATCTGGTACGGGTGGAGCGGGATCAGCTCGACCGGGTCACCGAAAGAGTCCCTGACGATGTTGATGTAGGCGTTGCCGTGCAACGACATTGACGCAACCGCCTGGTGCACCAGCTCGAACGTCGACATCTCGGGCGACGGCTTCGCCAGCGCCTCGGGCAGGTCGACCGAGACACGTTGTGCGCCCTGCGTCGAATAGCACCGCAACGGCATCGCAGCAACCGAATCGGCGAGCAGGGACACCGCGGCAAGAACCGCAGACACGCCGAGCGCCGAATATTCGTCGATCCGTTCGCCCGCGGCCGACAGCATCGAGGCGTTGCCGTAGGTGGTGGTGACGTTCGTGCCGTACTGGTTGAACTGTTGCGGACGTCGGGCAAGGATGCTCACTGGCGGCCCCCGAGATAGCCGAGAGCGACAGCAGCTACACCGGCCGTGATGATGCCGGCCCCGATCGAATAGAACCCGACACCGACAGCAACAGCGGCAGCCCCGACAATCTCGGAGATCGTGGTAACGAGATCACGCATCAAGGCTCCAAGGGTCAACGATCGACGGTGCAAGCACGTCGCCAGACAGGTCACCAGCAGCAACAGCGTCGCCGTGGGCGTGAACGGCACCGAGAGCGCCGATCAGCAGGTCAATCTTTCGGGCGTCCTTCTTCGCGGGACGCCAAGCGTTACGGCACTGCTGCCTGCGGGCCGCAGCAACATGGGCTCGCAGACGGCGGTCGCCGTCGTGACGCAGCTCGCCGGCACGAAGAAGGGTGTCGAAACGGGCGGTTGCCTCGGTGATCTTGGCGTCCGAATAGGTCGCCCAACGGCACACCATGTCGCCGAACATCGCTCGCCATTCGTCGATGTCGGACTGCCAGAACGGCGGGTCGCAATACATGCGCGCGACCCGATATTTCTCGAACGTTTCAGCGACAGCCGAACGAACCTCAAGACGGGGCACGTCCCAGTCGGCCCGTTTCACGCCGTCGGGACGTTCCCAGCAGCCGAGCACGAACAGGCATTTGTCGTCGTGCCGTAGCGCAACCAGGGCGGTCGAGTCGCCGCCTTCACTGCCGTCGAAACCGAGCGTGATCCGATCGCCGGCAGTAAGCGTTGCGGTCGGGTCGGCGACAGCGTCCCAGAGGGCGACCTCAACAGCGTCTTCTTCCCAGGCGCACAACTGGTTGAGATAGAACCGGCGGGCGTCAGACGGGTCGGTCGCCGGGTCGGTGCATTCGGCAGCGATCCTTTCCAGATCTACCCATGACGCCGAACCGTAAGCGACCTGCAATGACTGCAGGAGCGCCGGCCGGTCCTCGAGGTCGTCAACCTGCGGGCCTTCCAGACTGTCGTAGTAGACGTCGGCAGTTGCCCGTTGCGCTGCTTCCCACGATGCTTCGGCAACCGAACCTTCGCCGGGCCGGTGCGCGTTCGTGGTCTCGATCGTGATGCCGGCTGTCTTGCCAACGTTGCGACGCAAGGTCGCTGCAAGTTTCTGCCCACCGTTCGACGGTGTCCACAGGTGCGTTTCGTCCATCACGCAGAACGTGACAGGGGTGCCTTCCTTGGAGGGGGCCTTAGCCGTGACCGGTTCCATGCGGCCCGGACGGTTCTTCAAGAAGATGCGGGTCAGACCGACATCAAGACCGAGCTGATCGGCTGACGACTCGGCTGTCATGCTCATCACCGGAGCCCACGTGTTGTCGGTCTGGTCCTCGGCGGTAGCTGCCACTTGGACCCACGGTGACGGGTGCTGCTTGCCGACCGGATCGCCGTGAGCGTCCCAGCCGTCAAACACGACAGGCCCGGCAAGATGAGCGAGGGCGACAGCGCCCACCACGGGTGATTTGCCCCAGCCCTTTGGCCGGCGCAGGACGGAACGTCGGTAGAACCACTTGCCCGACACCGGATGGATCCGATGGGCGGCGCAGATGAAACGCACCTGCTCATCGGTCAACTTCAACGGCTGTCCCGTGCCGTCACCGGCAGGCACCCGCAAATAGTTCTCGATGAAGTCGACGATTCCCCAGCCGAGCGTCGGATACTCGCCTGCATACGCAGGTTTGCGCCACTGGCGAGTCATGCGAGCCGGATACGTTCACGTCGCTCGGCAGCAGACGCCACCGCAACAGGCGCCGACAACGCAACATGAATACCGGCACGACGGCGCTCGTAATCCGTAGCTGGCAAACCCTTCTCGGCCTCAAGCAGAGCACGGTGGCCGGCGTAAATCGCAGGGGCTTCACCAAGATCGACAGCCACCCAGTACTGCTGGGCAACCGGCAGGGCACGCAACAAGCGCTCCCACTCGGTATCAGCGAACAGAACAGCAGCCGGTGTCGTCATCCAAGCGTTCCACCAGCGCAACACGTTGGGGTGCCAGGTGCCGGCAGGGAGCTCAGGCCGTTTGCCCGGCTTGCCGGTCGGCAGCTTGACCTCGTCGACGAGTTTCTTGGCCCGGTTGACACGCTGCTCGGGCGGTTTCGGTGTCCGGCCGTTCGGTGCCACGGGCACCACCCCATCTTTCGTACATGGTGCGAGAGACC